TATAACGAATGGAATGCAAAGCAAAATGCTAGAATTTCAGGTAGTGGATATGCTGATATTGTAAAAAACATAGAAGAGGCTATTGATATATTCTCTTCAACAAACACTCCTAGTGATTCAAGTGGACCTTCCTTTCCTTTACCTACTGACTATTACTTAATTAATGTAGTTAAGTACGGAACAAAAGAAGTAGAAAGGGTTTCACAAAACAAAATATTAAATCTAACATCGTCTCATTTAACAGCGCCTTCGGCAACCTTTCCAGCATATGTTATGGACGGGTCTAATATAACGGTATACCCTAGTAGTATAACAACAGGTATTACAATACAGTATATTAGAAAACCCTTAGACCCTAAATGGACTTACACTACCTTATCAGCAGGAGAACCTGTTTTTAACCAGTCGGCTAGTGACTACCAAGATTTTGAATTACCCGGTAGTGATGAACCTACTCTAGTTAATAAGATATTAAAGTATGCAGGTATTTCTATAAGAGAAACAGATATATACAAGGCGGGAGAAAATGATGAGGTTAAAGAAACACAAAAACAAGGATAATGGCATTTATAACAGGATATCAATATTACGAAAATAACGGTAGTTTACCAGAAGATAACAACTGGGGATCATACCAGTATATAACATTGTCTGACATTGTAAACAACTTTATGCTTATGTATGTAGGTAACGACAAGTTAGTCAATAATGTAGAAAGATATAATGTTCTTTTCCATGCAAAGCGTGGTATACAAGAACTTAATTACGATGCCTTAAAAGAAACAAAGATAATAGAACTTACTGTAAACGACAGTGCAAGCATAGTTCTTCCTCCTGATTTTGTAAACTGGGTTAGAATATCTTTATCTAAGAATGGTGTTCTTTACCCACTAAATGAAAACAATAAAACAAACTTCGCTAAGAGTTACCTTCAAGATAATCAATACAAAGTTTTATTTGATGCTGATGGGAACGTTCTTATAGGAACTTCTTTACTTGATGAATCAAGAGTAAACGGTACGTTAAAATCTGAATTTTTAGATACCAAAGATACTAATGCATATAACATAGATGGAAACATTGTTTATGACTATCAGGTATCAGCTAGATATGGTTTAAATACAGATACAGCAAACCAAAACAATACCTTTAAAATAAACAAACAACAAGGTGTAATTAATTTTTCATCTGCTCTTGCGGATAAAGTGGTTGTTTTAGAATATGTTTCTGATGGTATGGAAAATGGAACTGATTCTGATGTAAAACTAAACAAACTATTCGAAGACTATATATATGCTTATATTAAGTATGCTATTTTAAATTCAAAAGTAGGTGTTCAAGAATATGTTGTTAGACGTTCTCAGAAAGATAAAAGCTCTCTATTAAGAAACGCTAAAATAAGATTGAGTAATATTCACCCTGGTCGACTCATTATGGCTATGAGAGGCCAAAACAAATGGTTGAAGTAGAATGAATATAAATAAGAATTTTATAGGGTCTAGAATGAACAAAAGTCTAGACGAAAGATTAGTACCAAACGGTGACTATATCGATGCGTTAAACGTAAGAAATTCTTCTTCAGAAGACGGACAATCAGGTACTGTAGAAAACTCAAAGGGTAACGAACTAATGGTTTCTTTAACCTATGAGGGTAGTGCTCTTACAAATGCTACATGTATAGGTGCTTATGAGGACGGTACTAACGAAACTATATACTGGTTTGTAACTTCTGATAATGTAGATATAATAGCATCTTTTAATACAAGAACACAAGCGGTCATATACCACGTTGTTAGTGAAACTGTTTTAAATTTTAATTCAAAGTATTTAATTAATGGTATTGATCTTATAGACAATCTTTTGTTTTTTACAGACAATTACAATCAACCCAGAAGAATAGATGTGAAAGCAAACTATGCTGCGCCAATATCTAATGTAGATCAGTTTACAGAAGATGACATATCGGTTATCGTAAAACCTCCTGTTAGTTCTCCTAGTTTAGTTTTAACAACTACTTCATCAAACGATAAGAACTATATAAAAGACAAGTTTATAAGGTTTGCTTATAGATATAAATATAAAAACGGTGAATATTCTGCCTTGTCTGAGTTTTCAGATATAGCATTTTCTCCAGGTCAGTTTAAATTAAACTATGGAAACTATGATATGGAAGGTATGCAAAACACAGCGAACTTTGTTTCTGTAAGTTTTAATACAGGAAGCTCAAATGTTGTAGGTATCGACTTATGTTTTAAGTTATCTACTTCTAACATTATTAATGTTGTTGAAAAATTTACTAAAATAGAAAAGGGGTGGCCTAACAATAGTGAGGTATCGGTTGAATTTAACAACCAAAAAATATACACCACTCTTCCTGAGAGCGAATTACTAAGGCTTTATGATAATGTTCCTAAAAAAGCAAAGTCTCAAACCTCAATGGGTAATAGAATTTTTTATGGAAACTATGTAGACGGTTACAACATAGACGCAACAATAGACTACGACGTTGAACTTATTTCTCAAGAGATAGGTTTTAATTCAGTTTCAGAATCTGAGTCTACTGGAGCTGCATATACTGTAGATACTTTTACTTCAGTAACAGATGCAAAACTAGACATGGACCTGTCAAACATTAACCTAAAAGAAGGAGGTTCTTTATTTATAGATTTCAATATTATACACAGTTCTTTTGGAGGAAGTGGCACCTATAGTTCCGCACCTGAAAATAAATACGATCAAAGCTTCCAGTTTATATTCCCAAGAAATTTTAGTTCTGTTGGAGATTTAGCTACGTCTACTGAGTTTATAAATTCTGTTCAATCTTCATTAAGTTTTGCTAATGCTGCAAATGGATATAGTTTAACAGATAATTTTTACTCTAATATACAAGCAAAATCAGGTTGGACGGCAAATGGAGGTGGTATAACTTCTGTAACTGGTGATTTTGAAATATCACATTCAGGAAACACATTAAGTTTACAGATACCTGCTATAAGATACGAAGACAATGCAAACGCTGGAACTTACGCTTATGAGTACTTTAAACATTCTACAACAACAGTTTCTGTAATAGAATCTGGAAACAGACAGAGTTTACACAGTAATAGAGACTATGAACTTGGTATAGTTTATTTAGACCAGTACAATAGAGCATCAACCGCTTTAGTTTGTAGTGACAACACGGTATACGTTCCTGCTAATAAATCTACATTTAAAAACAATATAAGAGCAACAATAAAAAACTTAGCACCTTCTTGGGCTAGTAGATACAGGTTTGTTTTAAAGCCAAGTAAAGGTAGTTATGAAACTATTTATTCTAAACAGTATTTCTGGGACCCAGAAGAAAGCGCTTGGTGGTTAAAATTAGAAGGTGATCATCAAACAAAAGCTAAGAATGGAGATACTTTGATTGTAAAATCTTCTTCTTCAGGACCTCTTTCGGAAGTTGTAAAAACAAAAATACTTGATTTAGAAACAAAAGCAAAATATTTTATAGATGACACAGATGGAAGTGAAGTTCCTAAAGTAGGAGGAGTTTTTATGAAATTAAAACCTAGAGGTTATAGTATACAAGAAGATGTAGAAAATCAGATTATAGAAAACGGTAATATAGAAACAAAAAATGTTGACCTTTTTTATGGAACTACTATTAAAAACACTGGCTCTGGTGCTACATATATAGAATATACAATTCCTGCAGGAAGTATTGTTACATTTAAAATAAAAAATGAAAGATTAGGTTCAGGATCAAGCTGTGGGTCTAGGTATTTTACATTAGATAGGTCTTATACAGCTACTAGAGACTACGATAATATGTATGATTTTATTGTAGGTGAAAACATAAACTTCAATAACCCAACAAACAACCCAGAAATTGAAAGTTCAGACGACACTACACCTTCAGCTCAGTTTATTAACACGATAGGTGATGAGAATGATGTACAAGCGTTTAACTATTATTTTAATCAATTAACTTTACCCGGGTATCAAGGTGGTCCAGTTGACATAATAGACCCTGCTTTTACAGAAGGAGTTACAAAAATTAGATATTTTAGACACTCAGATACAGTTAATGACGGTAGAGCTTGGTTAGGTTTTAGACAAGCAGGTAGTAAGTGTAATGGGCGTAATTATTGGTTGAATGTAGATATTGAAGTAGAAAGAGCAGATTCTTTAATTATATTAGAAACAGAACCAAAAGAGAACACAAACGAAATATATTACGAGAGCACAAAGAGTTATCCAATAACAAATAGATACCATTCAGGTAATGTTACAAATCAAGATGCGTCTAACGATGCAGTTGTGGATGTGGCTTTATACGACTGTTTCTCGTTTGGAAATGGTGTAGAAAGTATAAAAATAAACGATGGTTTGTCTGATCCTAGTTTTAAAATGGGAGCAAGAGTTACATCTGTATCTGAGCAGGATTATAAGGAAGCTCACAGGTACGCAGATTTAACTTACAGTGGTGTTTACAATGTAGAAACAAACGTCAATAAGCTAAATGAATTTAATTTAGGACTTGTTAATTTTAAATCTTTAGAAAAATCATTTGGTCCAATTGAAAAGTTACACGCTAGACAAACAGACATACTTGTTTTGCAAGAAGATAAGATATCTAACGTGCTTGAAGGTAAAAATTTATTGTCAGACGCTGGAGTTGGAGGAGCTCTTGTTAGTACACCAGAGGTTTTAGGAACGCAAGTGTCTAGAATAGAAGAGTTTGGTATAAGTAACAATCCAGGCAGTTTTTCTACTTATGGTAGTGACGTATACTTTACAGACGCTAAAAGAGGATGTGTTATAAATATAAACGGACAGTCTTATAATACTGATAAATTAAATATTATTTCACAACTAGGAATGCGTTCTTGGTTTAGAGATAGGTTTATAGAAAAGAAAAACAATATTATTTTAGGAGGGTATGACCCGTATATGAACGAGTATGTACTTTCGTTTACAGATAGTGATTTAGATATACAAACAGATATAATAGAATGTGGTGTTGAAATAACTCAAAAATCTTCAAGCAATGCGTTAACTTACACTGTAAGTCTTGATGATGTTATTGGTACCTCAACCATAACCTATGCAGTAACTTCAGGAAGCATAAACATATCACTAACATACGATGGTACACAAGAAATAAACAGTACGGTTACTGGTTCAGGAACACTTACGTTTACTAAAGATAATTATAATGTTAATGAAGCTACCTTGGTTATTACACCTACAAACGCAACATATTCTGTTAATGTAGGATGTGTAGCAACACAAGACCTTACGGTTGTAAGAATTATAAGAAACACAGATAAGTTTGAAAACCAAACGTTACACCACGAGTATTCTTGGGCAGCTTCAGGTCACACAAGTCCAATAACTACAGACGCATTTACGTTTGATGACGGACCTGTTTCTTTATACAAATCTGTTACAGGAAACGAATCACAAGGTATTATACCTGCTGAGGGAGCTACTATAACAATGAAGCATGTTCGAAAAACAGGAGACACAGCTTATTTTGCTCAGGCTAAGTTTAAGTATTTAGTTTCAAACACTCAGTATACAGAAGCTCAAATAGCTACATTAATGCCTTTATTACAGGAAGCAAGTCCAATTACTAATTCACCTTCGAATACTTATCAGGCTTCGTTTACATATACTAATTCATCTGATCACCAATACCTGTATTTAGTTTGGGATTATGCTGTAAGTGTATCAGATGACTTATGTTATTCAAGTTCGAGTAGTAGTGACGCTTGTTGTACTTGTGATTCAAACTCGCTAACAACTTACTATGTTGATGGTTCAAGTTTATTGTATGCTAATGCAGTATATACAGATTCACTGTTATTTACAAAAGCATCCGACGGTCATTATAGTGACTTAAGTATAGTTAGAGAGCAATCTTCTGGAGACTTATTAGCTCACGCAACTTGCCCATCTTGTAGTGGTGGAGAAGGAGGCGGCGGTGGAGCAGGAAGTAGCTTAACTTCATACAGCTCGTCTATTGTGGGTGTGTTTAATGCGACCTGTCCTGTTGATGGAAGTGTAAACACTCTAAACCAAACCTATTACCATGACGGATCTGGAACTTATCCAATAGCTGGAGATAGATGTTTCTCAGATAGCACAGGATATAACGCATTGCCTGCGGGATACTACGTGTTAGGAAACTCTACATCAGGACCTGGAAACAGAAATTATATATTTATAGACAATAACACAGGAACAGTCGCAACAGGCTATCCACAATCTTGTTAATTATGGCATCTTATACACTAACATACAGTCAATCGGCAAAAGGGTGGCCATCTTTTTATTCATACAAACCTGAGATGATGGTAGGTATGAACAATTATTTTTATTCATTTAAGAATGGTAACCTTTACAGACACAATACAAACGCTACTAGAAATAATTTTTATGGCGCACAGTATAATTCAACTCTAACAGGTGTTATCAATGATGCACCAAATACAGTTAAAACTTTTAAGACAATATCACTTGAAGGTAATAACCCTTGGGATTGTACAATAACAACCGATCTGGGAAGTGGGTTTATAGACTCTAACTGGTTTGTAAAAAAAGAAGGAGAGCATTATGCTCATATAAGAAGAACAGCTGATGACAATGTGTTTGAGCTTAGATCTGCATTAGGTATAGGTGAAATAGCAAGTTTAGATTCGTCTACAGCAAGTGCTGTTGTTTTAACTTTTGGATTTAATATCGGATCTACAGTTTCTGTAGGTGACAAACTTTACAAAGAGTCTGGAGGTAATGTCTCACTTGTTGGTAATATAACAGCAATATCTGGAGTAACAATAACAGTAGACACAACGGTTACTGGAGGATCAATACCTTTAGCTAGTCAGTTTGTGATGCACGTAAAAAATAATATAGCTGAGTCTTATGGAACCACAGGATACTACCTGCAATATGTCTTAGAAAACGATTCTACTACATTTACAGAACTGTATAGTGTGGGCTCAAAACTATTTAAGAGCTTTCCTTAAAATTCACTATCTTTGCAATAACTATATAAAAACAAAAGCATGAGTGAAACAGCAGGATTTGGTTCAAAGCTAATAGGTGCGTTAGGTCCTATAGGAGCTGGACTACAAGTTTTAGGCGCTGGTTTCCAAATCGCACAGGCAATTGACGCTAAGAAAAAACAACGTGATGCAGAAAGAGCTGCAAAAGTAGCGTTAGAACAAGCTAAAAGTAAGTTAGCTGTAAATAGATTAGAAGGTGTTCAGTTACCGTTAGATGCATACGAAGCTGCGATGAGAGAAACCACTGCACAGCAGATGCAATCTTTGCAAGGTCTTAGAGAGGCTGATGCAAGATCTTTAGCTGCAGGTGTAGGTAAACTACAAATGGCAGGAGATATTGCTACAGAAAGAACTAGAAGACAAATGGAGCAGGCTATAACTGAAAGAGAAGAAGCTATAGCTAAAGAACAGTCT